CCCAGCAGCAGGCGCAGGCCGCCGCGCCGCCGCAGCCCGATCCCGAGCAGATGAAGGCGCAGGCCGACACCGCCATCGCGCAGCAGAAGGCGCAGTTCGACGCCCAGATGATGCAGGCCAAGCTGCAGGCCGACATGCAGATCGAGCAGATGAAGGCGCAGGCCGCGGCCGCGCTTGAAGAGCAGCGTCAGCGTTTCGAGGCCGCGCTCAAGAGCGAGGAACTGGCCCAGAAGGTCGCGCTGGAGCAGGAGAAGGCCCGCCTCGACGCCGAGACCAAGATCATGGTCGCGCGCATCGGCGCCAGCGGCGTGGACACGCCCGGCCTCGACATCGTGAGCGAGGCCAGCAACCGTTTGGCGACCGGCATGTCCGAGGACGTGCGGTCGATGATCCAGCAGATGGTGCAGGACAGCATGGCGCGCGACGAGCGCATGATGGCGATGATGCAGGCGCTGATGCAGTCGATGGGCGCGCCCAAGCGGATCGTGCGCGGACCTGACGGGCGCGCGATGGGCGTCGAGGTCGTGACGATGGGGAATGCGTGATGCGCCAGCCCGCGATGGAATGGCGGCCCGCGATGGACTGCTGGCTGCTCCGCACCGAGACGCCGCTCTCCGCGCGCCACGTCGCCGCCTGCAAGGCCTTCATGCTCAAGGTCCAGGCGGGCCGGCGCATCGGGCTGATGCCGGGCGATGTGCGCGACGACCTCGACGCGAGCGTCCGCGCGCTGAACGAGAACCGCATCCAGCAGTGGGCCGCCGGCCCCGGCATGGACGGGCGCGGCGAGATCACCGTTTTCGGGGCCACGACCGGCACCGGCAAGACCTTCATGGACATGGGAGCCTGACATGGCAGCGACTTGGCGAGCGACCTCTGGCGCGGTGGCGTATGCCAACGCGAAGGACATGCTCAACGTTTTTAACGGCACCTCGTCGACGCGCATCATTCGCGTCTACAGGGCCTACTGGTTCAACAACGGCACCGCAGCGGTGACCGGCGTGATCACGACTGCCCAATGCCGCCGCATCACGGCAGCTTCGGGCGGCACCGCTGTGACGCCCGTGAAGCACGACACCAACTCGTCGGCCCTTAACGCCAACACGACCTGTGGCACCAACCAGACGGTCACCGGCAGCGACATCTTCCGCCGCTTCCTCTTCGTGAACGAGGAGCCCGTGGTGGCCGGTACGACGCAGGCCAACTGGCTGACGCTGATCCCGTTCGCGGAAGTCTGGAACGCTGGCTACTCCGACACGAACGTGGAGCCTATCGTCTGCCGCGCGACGCAGGGCTTCGAGCTGTTCCACTCGGGCTCGTCCGCGGTCGGCACGGCTGATCTGGAGATCGAGTTCACCGACGCGGCGTCGTGACATGAAGACGCTGCGCCACAAGGCTTGCCTGCATGAGTGGGAGGTGGAGGAGTCCTTCGCCTCTCGCGTGGAGAACGACATCAACGGAGGGCTTGGCCCGGCGTCGCCTCCCATCGTCTGTCCTGGGTGCAAAGTGCCGTCGCGATACAGCGAATTTGTCGTTGTGACGCCCGATGCCTGAGACCTTCCTCGTCTACCAGCGCGCAGTCGATGTGCGTCCGCTTGAGGATGGGTTATTCGCCATCTTCAATGACGAAGCATCTGACTCGCGCCGGTATTACGAGTTGGTCAATCTCAGGCTTTCGCCCGTCGCCCCAACAAGCAACGCGCAGAGCGGCTCGGGTCGCGCGGGCGCTCTTGCCCTGTTCCGCACCACGGCAAGCAGCGGCGGTGATGCAGTTTCGCCCATTCAGCACGACACCGCATCGGCCAGCCTGCCCGCGCAGGTGACGTTCACGACCAACCCCGACAGCGTCACGACCTCTGGCATCGCCCTCAAGCGCATTGCTGATGCCCCAACATATTTCGCAGCCATTGGTGGCACTAGCCTTTCGTCGCGTCAGTTCAGCGGCGGCTTGGTAACGTGGAAGCACGATGCATTCGCGACGCTTGGCGACTTCGGTGCGAGCGTCGATGTGGAGCCAATCGTCCTACGCGAGGGCGAGGGCGTGGCGGTTACGCAGACCGAGTACGGTGTTCCGCACAGCATGATCGTGTCGATGTGCGTGACCAACACCGCGACGGGCGCGACCTACACCTACCGCAGCACGGACGTTGCCACCAATGCCCTGATTGACGGCCCCATCGTCAGCCTGTTCAACGCTTCTGGCAGCGGCGTCGTGCTGGCCGTGCGCGTAGCGTTCATCCCGCTGGACGGAGAGAGCAACGCCACCACCACGCTCTCCCCCACCGTGCCTGCCATCAACTTGCGCCTTGCGCGCATCTTTGGCCTCGACACCTCGGCGGCAGCGGCGAACATCATCAAGCCCGACACCACCGTCTCGACGCCATCGTCCATGCGCGCCGTCGTCGGCCCGTTCCGCTCGCGCCTTGAGGGATCGTGGCAATGGGATTGGCCCTACACGCATGGCGCGACGATCTCCATTGCCCAGCAGCAGAATGCTGGCGTGTTCCGGCGCAACCCAGCGATGAAGGCGTTCGGAGCCATCGGGCAGTCGCTAAACGGCATCCAGCTAGACGGACTTGCTGACATCGACATCTTCGCCGCCGAGCCGGGCAACGGGATCATCGTGCGACCGGGTGAGGGCGTGGGCCTGCTCGCCGGGACCGCCGGGCTTCTGTCGAACAGCACCTTCATCAACTACAACATCGAAGCCACGATCCTGCACTACCCGCCGCCCTCTGCCCCGGCTGGCGGGAACACCTACTCCCGCTCCCGCGTCGTCAACAGGTGATGCCATGCTGAAGCAATCGACGGCGCGCAACCTGATGGTGCTGATGACTGACAGCACCGATCACATTACGGGCGCGACCGGCCTGACGCTCACGATCACCGCCAGCAAGGATGGCGCTGCCTTCGCGTCGATCACCCCGACCGTGACCGAGCGCGGCGACGGCTGGTACTCGCTGGCCCTGACCACGGCGCACACCGACACGCTGGGCGACTTCGTCGTTCATGTCACGGCTTCGGGCGCGGACCCGACCGATGTGCGCGAGGAGGTCTTCTCCTCGCTGCCGGGCGACAGCGTGACGGTCTCGTCGCTGGCAAGCAACTCGATCACCGCCGCGTCGATCGCCACCGATGCGGTCACCGAGATCCAGAGCGGGCTGGCGACCTCGTCGGCGCTCTCGACGGTCGATGGCAACGTGTCGGCAATCAAGGCCAAGACCGACAGCCTCGCCTTCACGGTCGCCGGTCAGGTGGACGCCAACATCCAGTACGTCAATGACATTCAGGTCAGGGGTACCGGTACCACCGCTGATCCGTGGAACCCCGTGTGATGTTCGCAAGCTGGGGCGACAGCTGGGGCGCGTCTTGGTCCGACTCCTGGGGCTATGGCGTCATTCCGCCGCCGGTCGTCGTCGATGACACGCACGACGGCGACTACCTCCGCAAGAAGCTCAAGCGCGAGCGCGAGGAGGTTGAGGCGCGCCGGCGCCGGGTGCTGGAACTCTACGAGCGGATCGTGGAGGGGCTGGAGCCCGCGCCCGAGGAAGTCGAACAGGCTGTTTCGGCAGCCATCGAAGCGGTCGGCGTGGAGACGCGCGCCGACATCATCGAGGCCCCGTCGATCGATCTGGGGCGCATTCTGGCAGGCCTGGAGCGTGCGCTGGACCTCCAGCGGCGTCTCGCGCTCGAGGCCGACGACGAGGAGGTGATGTTGTTGCTATGAGGACGCGATACGTCTGGCGCGACGGAGAGATGGTCGAGATCGCCATCGCGCACCCCGGCGCCGAAGCCAAGATCCAGATCGTCCCAGACATCGGCGGCTACAAGTCGATGGCGGACGGGTCGTGGATCAGCAGCCGCTCGCAGCATCGCGAGCATCTGCGCCGGCACAACTGTTTCGAGGTCGGCAACGAGATGCCGAAGCCTCGCGAGATCACAGCGCCGAGCCGCGAGCAGCGCATCAAGCGCCTGCGCGAGCAGCTGTGGAACATGACCGACAAGCAGGCGGACAAGATCCTGGCCGAGCTGCGGTCGCAACCCCGGAGATGAGATGAGCGAGATCCAGAAG